AGTAAGTTCTTACAACTATCCTTTTAGCGACATGCAAAAAGGACAATCTTTTATGATACCTGTGGTTGCTACAGCAGAAGAAGATGATCTTAATAAAGCTTTAACTAGATTAAGACATCGTTTACGTAATGCAGTTAATAGATATAAAAAGACTACCGAGGGTGGGTCTTCATTAAAATTTGCAGTTCACCAAGTTTTAGAAAAAGGTGTAGATAATGCAACTATTAACGGTGTTAGAGTTTGGCGGGTAGAATAATCCACACTCATAAATGGCTTTACTTTGTAAAAAATGTAAAGCAGTATAATAATGTTTTTGTTAAATAAGAAAGGAGAATAATATGCCAAAAACTGAAAAAAAGTCAACGCTAAAAGTCGTTGCAAAAACCCCAAAGGCGAAAGGTAAAATATCAATACCTGCCCCTGTAAAGAAGACACGATCTAATATTGCGTCTTCTGTAGTTAAAGTAAAACAACTTCCAGACGCTACTGCGAAGTTACCTGCTCAAATGCATTCTATATTAGAAGCACTTGATACATTTAAAGGTAAACAAGCAGACGTTACGGAGTTAATGACCTTTGCTTATAAAGAAGGTATTTTAACTACTAACCAAGACCCATTAAGAATCTTTAGATTTTATAAGAAAAGATTTCTTGATGAAGGTATCTTAGAAATTGTTAGTTAACAATTTAATCTTTTGGGTGAGTGAAGTATCATGGATATAATGTTTCATTCACCCAAAGGTATATTGAAAGATAATAGATTATTAGTAAGCTACGATTTAACCCACATAAAAGATTGGGAGAAATTATTTTCTTATGTTGAATATGAAGAACAGGAAGAAGGTTTACAACCTAGTGATCTTGATCCAATTACCCAACAAATTATAATATGTAGTCATTGGTTTAATATTCCAGAGCTAGATGATTTAGGAATACACTCATGGTTGATTAGACAACATATTTTAACTAAGTTAGATTCTTGGGAAGATCCTGTAAAACCAGAAGAATTATTTAAAAGACACGGATTAATTACAGACGTAGATTATTTAAATACTAAACAATGGTTTGAAACAAAACTTTATGAAATATGTTCTTTACATGTTATAGAAGACATAAGAATACAACCAAATAAAATTTATAATAAATATATTGAAACTAGAGATAGAGAACAAAGACGTAATCATTTAAAATTAATTAAGTCTTAAATCGCTTTACTTTGTTTAAATTGTTATTTATATTATAAGTATGTTAATTATTAGAAAGGAGAATTATTATGGTGACATTCCCGGACGATTACGATCCGTCTAACTTTGATAACCAAGAAGAAGATGGTCCTGATGAGGATTACAGACCTACTAAGTTATCAGATTTCGAAATAGAAAATAGAGGAGCTACTGTGCGATTAGATATGGTAGGTTCTTATATTTTACCTGCACATAAAGAAAATCTAGATTTAATATTAAAGTTATTAGAACAGATAAATCGAGTGCAAACTTTATATATAGATGGTAAAAAGTATAGAAAAATAGATGAGTCTACTGCTTTAGAACCTACTGTATATATCGATGCTAAAGGTGTTTATTTACGTGATAAAAAATTATTAGTAGATAAAAATACACCTATGCAAGAAGCTATTACTGCAATGGTTATTGATACAGCTAAAGCTTATGGAGGTATTAAAGATGACTAAACCTAATATGGATGTAATAGAAAAAGCTGTTCAAAATCTTGAAAGATCTTTGTGCCACGAATTAGATATTGATTTAGGACATGATGTTTTAAGAACATTAGATGACTGGAGTGGATTAAGAAGAAAAATTCAAGACCATCTTCATTTTGATTCGGAGGGTTCTACATGAGTGAAATACCTGAAATAGATTACCAAAGATATAAAAAAGACTTTAAATATGCTACTCTTGATATGATTAGAGCAGTAAATAATAGAGCTATCGAAGGTGAGAAAAATAGATCTATCGAAATAGATAAACTAGAAAAAGCTGTTATTAGCCAAGGTTATGACCCAGAAGAAGTTAAATTTCCAGTAACGTGGACTATGGAGCATAACGATATAGAAGTTAGAACAACTTTTGTTTTTGGTCAAGAGCCACATAGTTTAGAAAGGTTTACTATCGATATGAGTTATGAAGATTTTAATAACTTACCAACTTTTACAATGGAGGGGTGGGAATGATAGTAAGAGGAATTAAGATACCTAAACACTTAGAACATTTATCTAGGGAAGCGTTAAGGAATCTTATATATTTATTTAGACAAAGAACATAATGGAAATAGACGGGGTATATTATTGCGAACTTTGTTATGCCGAAATAGATTTTTATGTTAATAGCAATCATAAACACGTAACCCGTTCTAAAACTATTTGTCAAAAATGTCAAGAAGAAGGTAAAACTATTCAAAACACATTTTATGGAATACACCAACACGAAAAACTTGATGATGATGATAAAGATGATCAACCAAGGTATGTTACATTTTATGAAGAATATAGTGTAGATCCAATGATATTACAAGAAGCAGAAAATTATGAAGTTTCTAATATACACCGTTGGCAGCATATGATTGGAGCGATTAAATCAGTTTTAAAAATACATGATGGACGCAAGGTAGGACCTTTTAAACGAGCTAGACATAACGCTAAAAATCGCTTTACGTAAATCGCTTTACTTTCTTTTAAATGGTTTTTATATTTATTTAGTAATAAATAAAGGAGGTTTTATGACTAAATACGATTGTAAATTATGTTCCGAGCCAGTAGATAAAGGTCGATGGGCTTTAGGAAAACATACTTGTTTAGAGTGTGGTGAAGCGTTAGCTAATGAGATTAGCTTACAGCGTAGGCGACAGATTGCACCTGTTTATAATAAAGGTGCCTATCAATATATAACTAAAAATGATTTAAAAACTATTGGGAGATAGAGAAAAGTTAGCGAGGTAATCTTTGAGCGGTCACACCTCCTGTAAAGCTATGAGTATTAGCTTAGATTGTAAAAGAAAATTACGTTTGACCGCATCAAATTCATATGCGTAATTTTCATACTCAGAGCAAGGGGACTCCGTTCTCCTGTTTAACAAGATTAGATCACTTGTGCTCAAAAACGATCTTGTGGTGCCTTAATACAAGGATGAGGCTTAAAGGAACAATCCTAATACAACGCCACACTTTAGTTTATTAATAAGAAAGGAGAAAAAATGATAGATGAACCAATAGAATTTTTAATTAGAGAAGTAGAAGATTGGGCGAAAGTTCGAGGGCTTTTTACTGCTGATGTCCAACCAGAAAAACAAATGTTAAAACTTGTAGAAGAAGTCGGAGAAACAGCAAAAGCAGTTGCCTATAAAGATAAATGGTCTTTAGCTGACGGTATAGGTGATTGTTTAGTTTGTTTAATAGTATTAGCAAAACAAAATGATCTGAGTATTCGTGAATGTTTAGATACCGCTTATGGAGAAATTAAAAATCGTAAGGGTGTTTTAGAAGACGGATTGTTTAAAAAAGATTAACTGGTAAATGGCTTTATTTTCGTTAGGCTGTTTTTTATTATTTATATAGTTAAAAAATCTTATTAGGAGGATATTATGACTAAGAAAAAGAAACTACTCACTATTTGTGAGTCAAATATGTTTTGGACTCCCGAGAGCCAAGAAGAACTTAATGCACGTATAGATAAACATATACCTGAAGAGGCTATGTTGATGCATATGGCTTGTGCATTCCAACAAAACTTGATTGTTAATACCGTATTGAAATATGGTATTGAAAACACCGAGTTTGTTGCTGCTGGACCATTATTTAAAACTGTAGAAAAATAGGAGGATATTATGAATGAACCAAGATTAACTTTTACTACTGATGTTAGACGTTCTGATTATTGTGAAGGATGTCAAAAAGAAGGTAGTAATCAAGTGAGCGGAGTTAAAAGACACCGTTCATTACCTTTAGATACATGGCTAATAAAGATAACTATGGAAGGTAGGGATGATTGTGCTTGGCATGTTTTTTGTGCAGATTGTTTAGAGTCTGCAAATAAAGAAGAAAATATTACCGTTATACATGATGGTGATATATTTAAGAGGGCTAACGTTGGCATGATGTTTATGGAGCCAGAGGATAAGCCTAAAATTAACCACGATAATTATCCAGATGATGTTAATTATCAGGTCGAAGAAGACCGATTATTAAAGGAGGAAAAATGATACACGGATTACTTATAGACCCGTTTGAGCAAAGTGTTACTAGAGTAGGATTAAGTGATAATAACACTTTAAAAGATGCAAAGTTTTTTATGAAGCTTGATGGACCTATTGATATTGTTACCTTAACCGATGATACGATGGTAATAGTTGATGATGAAGCATTACTTAAAAACGATATGCGATATTTTAAATTATCAGAGTTTCATCAACCATTAGCAAACCGAGCTATAGTCGTAGGTTATGGTGAAGAAGGTGAAACAGTTAGTTTTATTTATGATAATTCTATAGATAAATTTATAGAAACTATCGAGTGGATGCCTGAAGATCATGTCGAAGAACCTTTTATGCAGTTTATACCAATACCAGATGAAAAGGAGATGAACTAATGGGATTAGATTGTTATATTGTACACGGTAATGACCGTGAGAAAGCTTTTACTTATGAAGATGACCCACGTATAAAAGATGTTAATTTATGCGGTGGTATGATGAGCAACCACGGGGCTGACGGATCGTTTAGAGGTAAATGGTACGACCCTTTAGTTAGTGAATTATTAGAAGAAGATTGTGTATGGTATCCAGATGAAGGTGAATATATCCAAGCTGACCAATTAAAGAAACAAGCTAAAGCATTAGCCGATTTAATTCATGCAGTTGAATCTGACGCTAGAGAAGAAGAACGTACTTTAAAACCAGATACAATAATTTACCAAACTAGACATAATTCCCCGTATGAATATTCTTACCAAGAAATCCAAGATTTAGAATTATTATTACGTTGCGGAAGTGAAAGAGGTTGCGTTATGGAGTGTTGGTATTAATGTTAGAACCAGAAAATTTATTAATGTTTTTTCTATTAGGGATAGTTGCCCTAATTATTAGTTCTTACTTAGCTATTGTAAGCTGGTAAATGCCTTTTTTCTTTTTTAATGTTTTTTATAATATATAAAGTAAAAAAATTAATTTTTACGATTTTAATCCAAGGAGGATATTATGGATGATAATAAAAGTAAGTGGAAAGAACTTGAGCACGGAGGCGAATACTTTGTAGGAGCCGACGCTAGTGATTTCCCTGAGATAGATTTAGGTAAAGAAGTAGGTAGATATGATGAAAACAACGAGCATTTTGTTTTCCACGTGAATAAGACCAACGGTTACAATTACCTTACGATAAGAATGCCAGAAGAGGGTGGTGATTTAGGTATAACCCTTAGATTACCTACATGGGAAGATTGGCAACAATAGACTGCCGAAAGGTTATTAATATTAAAACAATATGGGATGACATAAGTTATCCCATATATAACAAAGGAGGATATTATGGATGATAATAAAATATACGAAATATACGCAAACAACGAGCTCTGGGATAAGACCAGTTGCCCGTTCGGGACTGAGGTGTTGAACCGAGAAGCTTACGATATTAATATGGGAGAACTTGATAGTTTTGAGTTGTGTGACCAGTTGGAAGCTGCAAAAATAGAGTATAACGAAAGTAAAGACGCTCTATTTGTAGAGACGCAATGGGAAGATGATGATTATAAGGCAGAACATGAAATGGTATGTATTGCGTATATATACGACGGATATGTTTATACTGTAAAGACGGCTTGGATTGACGGATGTGGTGGATACACTATGACGAGAGAGCCACAGTTTAACAAAAAATATTTATAAAAAAGGAGGATACTATGAAAATATTTACTAAAGAGCAAATTGCCGCTCAGAATAAAGGCATTAACGATGCTAAAGCAGGATTACCTTGCGATGCATCAACAACACGAAAAACAGCTAACTATCATGGAAAGTATGTTAACGATTATTACAAAGGCTACAAGCTAGGCTTTGCGGAAAAAAGATTACAAATACCACAGGAGGTGGCGTAAAATGTTAGAAAAACTAATAAAAGAAAATGTTACCAGGATTAACAAACTGTTGAAAGCAGCGGGTGATCCTGAATTTATACAGATGACCAAACATAACATTTGGTTAGCTGGAAGTAAGATAGAAATCAAAGATGATTGGTATAGAGCGACTAATAGTTATATTAACCATAATATAGTAGTAGAGCCTAGATATTATTTTGATTTAAATTCATTATTTAAAAGTGAAAGTTGGGATAGAACTGCTGTGTCGAGACCAGTAGATGAACATGAATATATCTACACCGACTGGCAAGAGGATGAAACTATAGGTAGTGGAATGTTAACTTTAACTTCGAAACAGTTTAAAACTTTTGAAAATAGGAAATTACCTAAAATGTTTATACAGTTTTTGAAAGAAAAGTATGAAGATCATCATTGGAAAGAAGCTTACGATAAGTTTTTAGCTAATGATGATGAAGTTATACATATTATTATTTCAATTCATGATCAAGACACGATTGCTAATATTAGGCATTTTGTATACGATAATCTTGAAGGAGATCATCTAGAATCAGCGATGCGATACTTAACCGAAAGAGTTGATATTGCCGATTTATTAAACTTTAGTTATTAATATTTAATCTTTGCCCTCGGTCAGCGGTGCGTTGGTCGGGGGTTTTTTATGTCTATCATGTTCTATTAAATTATTAGTGTTATATAGTTATTTCTAAAATATTTTATTTTTATAAAAAAATTCTTAAAACTACTAATATCTTCAATAAAGTAATAGATCAATGCTGTATGTCTCTAAAATATAGTCTTTTTTGGTCTATTACTTTTTCTTAAATATATTACTTTTTAACCGACCTATTACTTTTTTACAGTTGTGAGCCAACAAGTGTGGCATACTATATAAAACAGAAAGGAAAAGTTTTTTCTTTTTATTATTTTATTTTTATATTAGAAATATATACTGTAACAACAAGGGTAATAACCGATGAAAGATTTAGAATATACAAGATTAGAACCTACTGATGATGGTAAAGCCTTAGTAGATACCGATGGTAAGATTTGGCAACCGTTAAACAATAAACAAAAACTATTTGTTAAAGAGTATTTAAAAGGTGAAAGTGCTACCCAATCAGCTATAAAAGCAGGCTATACTAAAAACCGTAATGCAGCCAAAAGACAAGGGAGCGTGTTACTAAATCATAACCCAGTAGTCCGAAACCACCTTATAGACCAATCGATTAAGTTGCAAGACAGGGCTCAGGTGAGCATGGATTCTCATCTTGCAGCACTATATGACTTAAGAGAAGAAGCCAAAGACACTGGTCAACTGTCTGCTGCCATCACAGCCGAGGTCCATCGTGGTAAAGCCGGTGGTCTATACGTCGATCGTCGAGAAGTCATCCAACAACAAATCCAATCTATGCCTAAAGAGGAAATCATCCAACGTCTTGAACAACTCGTCCAATCCAATTTCCCTAAAATAGTCGAAGCTCAAGTCGTCAAATCGTCTACTGACTAATCTTCAATCGTCAATCGTCTTTCGTCGCACAGACCATAAAAACAGGACGGATAAACTAGATAATAAACCGCTTTACTTTATTGCCGTTTTAAAGTTATAATACCCTATGTTAAATAAATGGGTTATTTAACAATAAACGAATTTTAAAAAGGAGTAACTATGAAAAAATTCGAAAAACCAAATGTCACTGTTCGATCTGCCGAGGGAGTGACCGCCTTTAAATTGACTTGTGAGACCATACCAAAAATGGCTCCACAGGCGATGCTTATACTTTGGGCGATTAGTCAATGTACCAATAAAACAGGTGTAGCATCTGTTGAAGATGTTGTTGACTTCTTACAAAAAGTTGACGATTTCAAAACCGTCCAGCCGGTGATTAAAGTAATAAGACATTACCAAAAAGCACTGGTCGAAAGATCATGTGTTGAGTTAATAGCTTAATTACATTTTAAGATTAAGGGATCTTCGGATCCCTTTTCTTTATCCAATCCAATCGTCCAATCGTCCAATCCTCCAATCATCTTTCGTCCAATCGTCCAACCAACCAAGGTCCAATATCCAATATCCTCGTCTATCGTCGCATCGCTACTCGTCGCTCGTCGTTCGTAACTCGTCCCTCGTCGCTTATTTATAGTTTATTACGCTTAAATATAAGCTTAAAATAAATAGTATTATTTACGCTTATACTCTTGACTATTAGTAAAATATCATTAATATAATAAGTATCTTTAATCAATTATATATATAGGAGGTAATATGAAAAAAGATAAACAAACTGTTAAACAAGCTATAGAGGCGGTAGACGCTAAAAAAGCTTTATTTAATAATGTTAAACAAACTGCCTTTAGAGGTTCTTCTAGTTCTACGTATGAGCTTATTAACCCTCAAGCTTATAGAGGTAGTTCTAGCCAAGTGTTAGCTATTATTAATTGTATGGTAGATATAGCTAACAAATCTAATAGCCCTATTATAGATAATGATACGCTATTAGAAACCTTAGCAAGTTGTGATAGCTTTAAAACTACACAACCTATTAGTAAGGTAGTAGCTCATTATAAAAAAGCTTTATCTGACTGCGGTGTTTATAAATTAGTGTAAACCGCTAAGCTTAATTAAGGGCAATTAATTTTGCCCTTTTTTATTTTTAAAACTGTAAGTTAGTACTTACTTACATACTAAAGACCGCTTGTATAAGGTTCATAGCGTTTAACCAATATAAGCTTAACTTATAACCACCCCCCACCCCCATAAACTACGCTTATAGGGACCGTCCCACCCACCCTCCCTTATTGGGCGGACTCAATGGTAGTAACTTTACGAATAAAATTTTACCTATTACCACTTTTGGAATATAATCGAAATTAGTAATTATTAAGGAGATAATATTATGACGAAAGTAAAGAGCAATAAACAACGTAAAAAAGCAGTAGCTCAAGCTGTATCAACAGTAAAAGCTGCTTCTACGACAAAGAAAAGAGCCAGAACAGCTAAAGGTCAATATATTGCTGATGACCCTTCTACACCTAATATTAATGAAGCTTATGTTCAAGAACCTAAAGAAAATAATTATTCTTTAGGTGATTACTTATTTGCTATTTTAATTTTAGGTGCTATTATAGGTTTTGTATACGTATCTAATATATAATTAAATTATGGCAGAAGTTTCACCAGAACTAATCAAATTAGCACAAAACATAAAACCACAAATTGAGTTAGAGCTTAAAAAACGTGGTATCCCCCTAATGGCTGATTTAAGTAATTCTCAAATGAATGAAATCATTAAAAAAGCTCCTGCCATGTCAAATCGTTTAGATGCTTTAATGCAACCCGTAGGCTCTACAGGTATAGAATCAATGATGATGAATGTAGTAGGTCCTGCTAAATTTACTAAATTATTTAAATTACCTACTAATTTATTAGATGATATATTACCTACTATGCAAAAAGTTTTTAAAGAATTTAATAAATTAACAGGTAAAGATAAAACTGAAGCAGCAGAATTTTTAAAACCTAAAATTGCTGATTTAACCACTAGAGCAAAAAGAACACAAACTATAGAAGATGCAGACCCTATGTTTACTGGCTCTGAGATTATAAATAAAAATGTTATAGCTTTAGAACAATTTGATGATATATTAAAAAACGTTCCAAAAGCAGCTACTATTAGAAAAACAAAACAACCTAACGTCGACCCTCAAATGGCTGAAACGGTTGGTAAAAGTTTTATGAAAAAAAGCGGTTTAGCTAACGGTGGTTTATTATCAGCTTTAGATAGAATAAAATCTAATACATAAAAATCATGGCTCATATAGAGCAATTACAAAACATTGACCTTTCTCATCTTAGCGAAAACGAAGCTAAAGAATATATTTTATTATTAGAAGAACTTGAACGTAGGCATAATAGAGAAGCAGCTACTTCAAATTTTTTAACTTTTGTAAAAACCCTATGGGATAGTTTTATAGAAGGTGAACATCATAAAAAGATGGCAAAAGTCTTTGATGATATAGCTGAAGGTAAAACTAAAAGAGTTATTGTTAATATGGCACCCCGTCATACTAAATCTGAGTTTGCTTCACATTATTTTCCGGCTTATTTATTAGGTAAAAAACCCGATCTAAAAATTATACAAGCAACTCATACCGCAGACCTTGCGGTTAATTTCGGTAGAAAAATTAGGGACTTAATTGATAGTGAAGAATATCAAAAATTATTTCCTGATACATCTCTAAAAGCAGATTCTAAATCAGCCGGTAAATGGAATACGTCTAAAGGCGGTGAATACTTTGCTGCTGGTGTTGGTGGTGCGTTAGCCGGTAGGGGAGCGGACTTATTTATTATTGATGACCCACATTCTGAACAAGACGCAATGTCAGAAAAAGCTTTAGATGATACTTATGAATGGTTTATGACAGGTCCTCGACAAAGGCTACAGCCCGGAGGAGCAATAGTTATTGTAATGACCCGTTGGTCAAAACGTGATTTAACAGGTAAATTAATTAAAAAGATGGCTACCGATGAAAACGCAGATCAATGGGAAATTATAGAGTTCCCTGCTATATTGCCTAGTGGTAATCCTTTATGGGGTAATTTTTGGTCGTTAGATGAATTAGAAAAAGTAAAAGCTAGTATATCCCCTAGTAAATGGTTTGCTAATTATATGCAACAACCTACTGGCGGTGAGATTGCTATTATTCCTAAAGAATGGTTTAAAATCTGGGAAAGTGAAGATGCACCTTATTGTGAATATATTATTCAATCTTTCGATACAGCTTTTTTGAAAAAAGAATCTGCTGACTTTACCGCAGTAACGACTTGGGGTATTTTTTATCCTAGTGGAAAAATAGGGGAAGAATATTACGATGGTAAACAAGCCCATATTATTTTGCTAGATGTCCTCCATGATCGGTTTGATTTTCCTGAATTAAAAGAAGCTGCAATAAAATATTATAAACAATGGCAACCTGATTCTGTAATTATAGAAGCTAAAGCAAGTGGCTTACCTTTAACACAAGAATTAAGGGCAGTAGGAATTCCTATTTTTAACTTTACACCTAGTCGAGGACAAGATAAAGTAGCAAGAGTAAATTCAATAAGTTCCATTTTAGCTGATGGTAAAGTTTGGGTTCCTCAAACAAACTGGGCTGAAGAACTTGTAGAAGAAGTCAATGACTTTCCTAGTGGAGAGCATGACGACTTAGTCGATAGTATGACTCAAGCCTTAATGAGATTTAGGCAAGGAGGGTTCTTAAGATTAAGTAATGATTGGGCGGATGAAGAGGAATCTTCATCGTTTAATAACAGAGTATATTATTAGGAGAATAAATATGCCAAGAAAAATGTCTAAAATGCGTGTAGGCGGCGGAGTTAAAAAATCCAAAATGAAATCCCGTGGTGGAGTTAAAAAATCCAAAATGAAATCACGTGGTGGAGTAAAGAGAAAAGTAGGACGTAAAAAAAGATAAAAAGTGCCTTACTTAATTTCTAACATCCCGCATTTTAAATGCTGGGTGCGAAAGGAATTTACAGCTAATCATCAAGATTACCATGGAGAATATCTTCATGCCCTTGCCATAGCGGTAAATACCATTCCTGACAGATCTTTATCTTTTCAAGTTGTTTTTACTGGTTGTGAGATAGAGTTAGACGATGAACAAGAAACAAGTGTTCATGGCGGTGCAATGTGGGCACGTATGCCTATACAAGCATTAGTTGCTGATATACCATTAGAACAATGGGGAGAACGTATGGAAAGTCATTTAGCACAACCTTGGGATTGCGAATCACGTGAACATAGTGTTGTAGTTATAGATAGAGTTAGTTCTAGCCCTTGGCAATGTAAAATTGGCAGTGAATTTTATACTGGTAAATATTTATTTACCGTAGATTATACTGGTAACGATATAGCTGATGATCCGGCTCAACATAAACAAAGTCATGTATTATATTTAACTGACGCAGGGAAGTGGACGGGTAATTTTGTAGCTTTACCTAATAACCGTGTTAGAGCAACAAGTCCTGCACTTTGGGTTACCGGAGAAGGTGCACCTGATTTTACTCCTTCACAATATTTAAATTCTGCAGAAGAACATGATAGTTATATGGATCCTGATATAACTTTTGATAACTTATATAATGATAAGGAGAAAAAATAATTATGGCTCATTATACTAAAGACCTTAACGAAATTATTAAAGGCTTAAAAAAAGCCAGTAGACTACACGCAGCACAAGCTAAAAAATTAGAAAAGATTAATAAAGATCAAAAAAGATTAAGTGTAGTAAAAGCACCAAAAAAGAAAAGAACACCTAAAAGAAAATAATGGCTATCGAAAAAGAAAACCTACAACAAGTTGAAACTGAAGGACCTCTAGAAATAGAGATTGATGAATCACAACAAGAAATACCACAAGACTTAGAAGTTTTAATTAAAGAAATAGGTGATCTTGACGTAGATGAGCTAAGCATGGAAAGTATTACTTTTGGTGATAATTTAGCAGAAAGTATTGAAGAAGATATTTTAAATACTTTATGTTCTTCGTTAAGCGACCATTATCAAGAAGATTATGATTCTAGAGAAGATTGGTATAACGCTTTTACTCAAGGTCTTGAACTATTAGGTATCAAATACGATCAAGAAAGAACACAACCTTTTCAAGGTGCAAGTGGTGTTCATCACCCATTATTAGCAGAAGCTGTTACTCAGTTCCAAGCTCAAGCTTATAAAGAATTATTACCTGCCGGTGGACCTGTAAATACGCAAGTAGTTGGTGATATGACTAACGAAATTGCTAAACAAGCCGAAAGAGTTCGTGAATTTATGAACTATCAAATAATGCACGTAATGGAAGAATACGATCCAGATATGGATCAATTATTATTTTATTTACCTTTATCTGGTAGTGCTTTCAAAAAAGTTTATTTCGACCCTGCTATGGCTAGGGCTTGTTCTAAATTTATTATGGCTGAAGATTTAGTTGTTCCTTATTATGCTACTGACTTAATGACTAGCCCTAGAGTAACTCACGTAATTAAAATGCCTTATAACGATTTACGTAAATTACAAGTAAATGGTTTTTATAAAAATGTTGAATTAAGTGACCCTGCTTACGAAGAAACAGAAGTGCAAGAAAAAATGGAGGAACTACAAGGTTTATCTGGAATTAATGAGGATGAAGAATATACTTTATTAGAAATGCACGTAAACCTAGATTTAGAAGGGTTTGAAGATGTAGATGAAGAAGGTAATCCTACAGGTATAGCCTTGCCTTATATAGTAACTTTTGTAAGTGAAACTAATACTATTTTATCTATACGTAAAAACTATAGAGAAGACGATCCTTTAAAACGTAAAATACAACATTTTGTACATTATAAATTTTTACCGGGATTAGGTTTTTACGGTTTTGGTTTAATCCACATGATAGGTGGATTAAGTCAATCAGCTACTTCTATTTTACGACAGCTTATTGACGCAGGTACATTATCAAATTTACCCGCAGGTTTTAAAGCTAGAGGTATGAATGTTAGTAAATTAGATGAACCGTTACAGCCGGGAGAGTTTAGAGATGTAGATATTCCGGGAGGAACATTAAGAGATGCTATTATGCCGCTACCTTATAAAGAACCTAGCGGAACATTAGCACAATTATTAGGTGTATTAGTTGATAGTGGAAGAAGGTTTGCTTCTATTGCTGATATGCAAGTTGGTGATAGTAATCAACAAGCACCAGTAGGCACAACGATAGCGTTATTAGAGCGTGGTTCTAAAGTTATGTCTGCTATACATAAACGTTTACATTATGCACAAAAATTAGAATTTAAAATTTTAGCTAGAGTATTTAGCGAAAGTATTCCTGAAGAATATCCTTTTGATGTAGCAGGTGCTTCAAGAAGTGTTTTTATACAAGACTTCGATAGAAAAGTTGATGTAATACCTGTAAGTGATCCTAATATATTTTCTACTTCACAAAGAATTACAATGGCTCAAACACAGCTACAATTAGCACAAAGTGCTCCCGGAATACATAATTTACGGGAAGCTTATAAAAATATGTATATAGCTTTAGATGTAAAAAACTTAGATGATATATTAAAACCAGAAGCACAACAGTTTCCTAAAGACCCTATAACTGAAAACCAAGAAGCTATGATGGGTACACCTCTAAAAGCTTTCTTAGAACAAGATCATGATGCACATATTGCTGCACATACTGCCTTTTTACAAAACCCTAACGTTCAAGCTAATCAACAAGTAGTTGCTGCTTTACAAGCACATATACAAGAACACTTCGCATTGAAATATAGATTAGAAGTTGCTCAATTATTAGCACAACAAGGTATAGAATTACCTCCTGAAGGTCAACCATTACCTATGGAAGTGCAAAATGCCATAGCACAACAAGCGGTTCAAGCCACACAACAAGTAACAGGTAAAGATCAAGCTATAAGACAGGCACAATTAAATGCACAAGTAGACCCACAAATGCAAATGTTCCAAGCACAAATGCAATTAGAACAAGCAAAACTACAATTACGACAAGCTGAATCACAATTAAGAGCACAAACTGAGATAGAAAGAGCTAATATTCAAGCTGAAACCGACGAAAAACGTATCGAATCAGAAGAAAAACGACAAGATGCACGTTTAGCTGTCAATTTACAGCAAGATTTAATAGAAAAAGAAGAACAAAGTTTAAAAGATATAGTAGAATTAGCAAAAGAAGCTCAACAAGCTAGAAATTTACCAGAAAATAACTAAAAAGGAGTAAAAATGGCAAAGAAACCAATACCAGAAGGTAAAAAAGGAGCCGGTTTACGCAAATTACCCGTAGGTGTAAGGAATAAAATGGGTTTTATGCGTCAAGGTGGTCCAGTAAACGTTGGAGTTAGAGAAGTTAAGGCTATTTTAACAAAAACTAAAGGTACCGGTAAAGCTACGCAAGGTATAATGTTCCACAAACAACCGGATTAGTGGAATATATTGATATTGTTCGTAAATTCTTAAAATTAATTAGAGAAAGGGACGAACAATTGACTGAAACGCTCAAATCGGGGTCAATACAGGATCATGAGCAGTATCAAAGGATTGTAGGCGAACTTTCAGGTCTAAGTTTCGCTGAATTTACTATTAAAGACCTGCTAGAAAATAAGGACGATATAGATGACTAATAAAATACCGGATCAAGTATTAAATTTCAAAAACAGAACTAATAAAACCGTCGAAGAAGACGATAAAAAAGGTATTACTACTCCAGAAGATTGCGAAAGAGAAGTAGAAAAACTTCCTAAGCCCACAGGCTATAGATTACTAATTTTGCCCTACACCATTGCTAAAAAGACAAAAGGTGGTATAGTATTAGCAAAAGAAACGGTTGAAAGAGAAAGACTGTCTACTAACGTGGGGTATGTAGTTGATCTCGGACCTGACGCTTACACCGATCCTGATAAGTATCCTTGTGGGGCTTGGTGCAAAAAAGGCGACTGGATTATCTTTGGTAGATATGCCGGAGCTAGAATCAAAATTGACGGTGGCGAAATGCGATTGTTAAATGATGATGAAGTTTTAGCTGTTATTAAAGATCCTGAAAACGTTGTCCACCACGCATAGGAAAAAACATGGCAGAACCAAAATTAACTGTCGAAGTCGAAGATAAAGATGTAGACATCCGTGAAGCAGATGTTATTAACGAAGAACAACAACATAATTCTGTTGAGTTTGAAGTTGGTAAAGACTCTGTAAAAGAAGTAGAACCTCAAGAAGAACAAGTAGCAGAAGCAAAGTCTGAAGACGAGCTTGAGGATTATAGTGAAGGTGTTAAAAAACGTATAAGTCAACTGACTTATAAAATGAGAGAAGCAGAAAGACAGAAAGAAGAGGCTGTTAAATATGCAGAAAACATTTTAAAAGAAAATAACACTTTAAAAAGTAATTTAAAAAATTCTGACGCAACACTAGTCAATGAAGCAGAAAGTCGTGTACAATCACAATTAGAACAAGCTAAAAAGCAATATAAGTTAGCTTATGAAAATGGTGATGCAGATGCAATGGCTACTGCAAACGCTGATATAGGTAAACTTAGTGCTGAGGCACAAAGCCTATCGCAGGTTAAAAAACGATTGGACTCTGAGCCAGAAGCTGAAGAAATTACAGAGATACCAAATTTAAATGCTGAAACAGAACAAGCACAACAACCACCCCCAGACCCACGAGCTCAAGAATGGGCTGCAAAACATGAATGGTTTGGTAGGGACAGTGTTATGACTTACGCTGTATTTGGTATTCACAAAGATTTATATGATTTAGGTTATGACCTACAATCAGATCAGTATTACGAGGAAATAGATAAAAGAATGAAAGAATCTTTTCCTCACAAGTTTTCGTCAGACAGCTCTGATGCAAATGTAAACGTAAAGCCCACAGTAGCTGCTCCTACAAGATCAGCTAACAAAGCTTCACGCAAGGTTAGGTTGACCCCTTCTCAAGTAGCTATTGCTAAAAGATTAGGTGTCCCCCTAGAAGAATATGCTAAACACGTTAAAGAAGGAGTATAATTATGTCAGATCGCACTCCACGAACTGCTGAAACTCGAGAAAAAACTTCTCGCAGAAAACCATGGACACCCCCATCTACTTTGGAGGCTCCTCCCGCACCTGAAGGTTATAAACATCGTTGGCTTAGAGAGTCTTTACTCGGACAAGAGGATAAGACTAATATGAGTAAACGTATACGTGAAGGTTGGGAACCAGTGAGATCCGAAGATCATCCTGATTTTGTTGCACCTACTATTGAAGGTGGAAGGAATGATGGAGTTATTGGTGTAGGTGGATTGGTTTTAGCAAAAATACCAGAAGAAACTGCTGATGAACGTAATGCTTATTATAGAGGTGTTGCGGAAAATCAAATGGAAGCTCTTGAAACAAACTTGATGAGAGAAAGTAATGATCTTATGCCTATCGAAAAACCGAAGGTATCAAGTAAAGTTACTTTTGGATCTGGTGGTTTGAAGAAAGGGTAAAATTAATTAATAAAAATATGGTGATATATTATGGCAAACGTAAATGATCCTGATGGATTCACTCCTGCCTTTCATCTAAGCGGTGGCACTATTAGACCTTCTGAATTTAAAATTGAAAGTGGAGCTTCAGGAGATATTTTCTCCGGTGATGTAGTTAAACTTACAAGTGGTTATGTTCTTCAGGGTGGTGCAACAGATGCCCCTTTAGGTGTATTTTATGGAGCTGAATACCAAGATACAAGTGGTGAAGTACAATTCGTAAGAAGATTTGTATCAGGTACTACTACACTAGGTTCTGCGGATATTAAAGCATATGTATATACTGATCCAGATATTGTGTATGAAGCACAATACACTGGAACACCAACTCAAGCTGATGTTGGTAAAGTACATACTATCTCTACTACTGCAGGTGATTCTAACAACGGACGTTCGAAGGAAGGAGTAACGACTACCACAGCTAGTGGAATTGCTAAGCAAGTAGGGTTTGTAGAAAAGCCCGGAAATAGCATAGGACAATTCGCTAGAGGGTATTTTGTATTCCCAGCTTCAACGTTTGGTAACGACTAAAAGGTGATTAATTATGGCAATTAACAGAGCACAATTAGTAAAAGAACTCGAGCCGGGATTGAACGCACTTTTTGGTTTAGAGTACAATCGTTATGAAAACGAGCACGAAGAAATCTTTGATACAGAAACTTCTGAAAGAGCTTTTGAAGAAGAAGTGATGTTATCAGGATTTGGTGAAGCACCGGTGAAAGGTGAGGGTGCCTCAGTCAGTTATGACTACGCACAAGAAACTTTCACTGCTAGATATTCACACGAAACCGTAGCTTTAGCTTTCTCACTTACTGAAGAAGCTATAGAGGATAACCTCTATGATACTTTGTCTTCAAGATATACTCGAGCATTAGCCCGATCAATGTCTCAGACAAAGCAAATCAAAGCTGCTAACGTGTTAAATAATGCTTTCTCAACTTCCTTCCCCGGAGGAGACGGAAAGCCTCTTTTGACTACTGACCATCCTACTTTAACAGCAGGTGATCAATCAAATGAGCCTAGCACCGCTGCTGATCTAAATGAAACTTCTCTTGAAAATGCAATGATAGACATCTCTGCATTTAAGGATGAAAGAGGTTTAAAAGTGAACGTTCAAGCTAGAAAGCTTATCGTTCCACCACAATTACAATTTGTGGCTGATAGACTTCTTAATACTCCTAATAGAGTAGCAACATCTGATAACGATATCAATGCTTTAAGAAATATGGGTATGCTTCCAGAAGGATACACAGTAAATCATTTCTTAACAGACACTGATGCATTCTTTATCAAAACTGACTCTCCAAACGGAATGAAACACTTTGTAAGAAGTGGAATCAAAACCGGTATGGAAGGTGACTTCGAAACAGGAAACGTAAGATACAAAGCAAGAGAAAGATATTCTTTCGGCTTTAGTGACTGGCGTGGAATGTACGGTTCACCCGGAGCTTAAGTTTCATAAGTCTAATTAAGGGAGCTTCGGCTCCCTTTCTTTTTTAGGACATATAACATACAATAAATTAAACCGAGATTAATTGTTGTTTCAACTGGCTCGGCAGACTATCTCCATAGATGAAACAACGTATTTAGTTAAAGGAGTTAAAATGGCTAAATCAACATTCTCAGGTCCTGTTAGATCTATTTCTGGATTTATTACCGCAGGTAATACTTCAGTAGTAAGTTTAACAGCAGACACAACATTAACCGTAGACAGTCATGCAGGACGCATACTTACTTGTAATGATGCTGATGGTAAATTTACTTTACCTTCAATCGTTACTACTGCACCTAGTGACCCTACAGACCCTAATTCATTAAATAATTTGGGTGCTTCATTTACTTTTGTTATAGAAACTGCAGCTACAGACTTAGATATCAAAACTGACGGAACAGATAAGTTCGTTGGTGGATTATATATGGGTAAAAGTGACGCAGCAGGTAAAACATTCTTTTCAGGTGCTAGTAATGATGTTATCACATTAAACGGTACTACTAAAGGTGGCATAGTTGGTACTGTTATTAAAGTAACCGCCATTGGTGCAGCCAAGTACGCAGTAGAGGGTATTAACCTTGCTTCTGGTACTGTGGTTACTCCATTCGCAGACGCTTAATTATAGGAGCTTAATATGGCAGACGCAGTAACATCAACTACATTAACAGATAACGATAGATTATTTGTGGTTCAACTTACTAATACCTCTGATGGAACAGGGGAGTCTGCTGTAACCAAAGTAGATGTAAGTGGTTTGGCTACTAGAAGTTCAGACGGTGCAGCTTGCACTGGAGTAAGGTTAGCTAAAATTGTTTACTCTACTTTTGGTATGAGTGTAAGATTATTGTGGCATGCAACAACTAATACTATTTGTTGGGATTTAAATTCTGATAATACACAAGACGAAGATTTTACTGAGTTTGGTGGTATTAGAAATACTGCTGCTGCTTCTGGAAAAACAGGAGACATAAAATTAACCACCACTGGTGCTAGTAGTGGTGACACCTATGTTGCTGTTTTAACTTGTTTCAAAGATTTTGATTAATGGCAACTTCTGGAACAAGAGTATTTGCACTTAATACAGCAGATGTAATTGAAGAGGCATACGAATTAGCAGGATTAGAAGTTCGTACTGGTTACGACGCTAATTCTGCTAGACGTTGTCTTAACATCATGTTTGCTGACTGGTCTAATAGAGGAGTACAACTTTGGGAAGTAGAACAGGTTACTACAAATCTTGTTAAAGACACAGCAAACTATTCTTTAAATGCATCCGATATAGATATTTTAGATGCTGTAATTAGAAGAACATCTGGAGGAACTACTAATGATTTACAGATGGAAAGAATCGATAGATCAGAGTATTTCAATATACCTGTAAAATCATCTACAGGTAGACCTTCACAATTTTATGTAGAACGAACTTTAACACCATCTATTTATTTATACCCTACACCAGAAAACTCTACTGATCAATTAATCACCTATAGATGGAAAAGAATAGAGGATATAAATGACTCTAAAAATGATCAAGATTTGCCTTCAAGATTTATACCTTGTATGGTGAGCGGTTTAGCCTATTATATTTCTGTTAAAAAGAACCCTCAAAAATCTATGATGTTAAAACAGATGTATGAGGAAGAATTTAATAGAGCTTATGAATCTGATAGGGATAGATCTAGTTTAAGATTAGTTCCTTTTAGACAATCAATATGAGCTACGCTAAAGGTAAGTATGCTTACGGAATATGCGATAGATCAGGTTTAAGATATAAGTATAATGATTTAAAAAAGACTTGGGACGGTTTAAAGGTAGGACCTGATCAATATGAACCTAAACACCCACAATTACAACCAAATAGAGTTTTTGTAGATCCTGAGGCTTTATATCAGTCTAGACCAGACATAGATAAAGAAGTAAACGTTGGTATTGTTAGAACAACAAGTAGCAACCCACAATATAATACTACTGACGATTTCATAGGTGGCAGTTTTAATTTACTGTCAGCTTTAGGCGGTGTTGGAGAAATTACTGTATCTGGTGTTTCATCGTCAACACCATCTCCTTCTCCAACACCTTCGCCTACACCAGCACCAACACCATCGCCCTCGATAACTACATATACTGTAACTGTGGCTGCTTATTATGGGGCAAATTATTTTTACGTTGATGGTAGCAGAGCTCCTACATTAAATTTTACAGAAGGACAAACTTATAAGTTTGATCAATCAGACAGCACTAATAACAATCACCCTTTGAGGTTTTCAATAACCTCTAATGGAACTCATGCAGGTGGAGTAGAATACACTACAGGGGTGACAACTAATGGAGTTCCCGGTGAGTCTGGTGCGTATACACAAATAGAGGTTGCTTCAGGGGCACCAACATTGTATTATTATTGTACTAACCATTCAGGGATGGGGGGTCAAATTAACACATGAGTTATACATATTCAGAACTTAAAACTGCTGTGCAGGATTATATGCAAAACGATGAAACTGCATTTGTTAATAATTTAAATAATTTTATTGAAAATGCAGAAGATAGAATACTCAAATTAGTAGAAACAGCTAATTTTAGAAAAAACGTAGAGGGTCAACTTAGTGCTAATTCACCTTATTTGACTACACCTGATGATTTTTTAGCCCCTTATTCTTTAGCAGTAAAAAACTCTAGTGGTGATTTTAGTTACTTAAAATATAAACACGTTACTTTTATAAGAGATTACTGTGCTTCACCCAGCACAACGGGGTCTCCATTATATTATGCACTTTTTGATGATAATACATTTATTATAGCTCCTGTACCAACATCTGATTTAGATGTAGAACTACATTATTTGTATAAACCTAATTCACTAACACAAGCAGGAGATAATGGAACAACTTGGGTTTCTAAAAATGCTCCAGAAACTATCCTCTATGGAACATTGGTAGAGGCTTGTGTGTTTATGAAAAATTATGAAATAATTCCTGTTTATGAGCAAAGGTTTATTCAATCATTAGATAGACTAAAAAATATGAGTGAAGGCAGAGCTACTAGACAAGAATATAGATATGATCAATTAAGGAGAGAACCGACATAATGGCGATAAAAAAGAAAAGTAAAAAGAAAGCAACTAAAAAGAAAAAAGGTGCTACACCAACTAATCCAGCTTTGTATGCTAGGGTAAAGGCTGAGGCTAAAAGAAAATTTAAAGTCTACCCTTCTGCATATGCAAATGGATGGTTAGTTAGAACTTATAAAAAACGTGGTGGTGGGTATAGGTAATGCCTATTAGAAGAAGTAGTATAAAAAAGTCTGTAACTAAAGGAAAAAGGAAAAAGCGTAAAGATCCTAAAGTAGGCACAGGTAAAAAGCCTAAAGGTAGTGGCAGACGTTTATATACAGATGAGAACCCTAAAGACACTGTTAGAATAAAATTTGCTACAACTGCAGACGCTAGAGCAACTGTAGCAAAAGTTAAAAAAGTTAAAAAACCATTTGCTAGAAAAATACAAATATTAACTGTTGGTGAGCAAAGAGCTAAAGTGATGGGTAAATCCGCAGTGGCAAGTATTTTTAAAAAAGGTAAAGAAAGTATAAGAAGATCTAGGAAAAAGAAAAATGGCTAGAAAAGGCTTATGGGCTAATATACAGGCTAAACGTAAACGTATAAAAGCAGGTTCTGGAGAACGTATGCGTAAAAAAGGTGCAAAAGGTGCACCTACAGCAGCACAAATGAAAAAAGCTAAACAAGGTACTAAACGCAAAAGAAAAATAAGAGGTAGACGTGGCTAAACCTAAAGGTGGATTGACAGCATGGTTTGGAAAAGGACCTAAGGGTGATTGGGTAGACATTGGTGCACCTAAAAAGAAAGGTAAATTTCAAAAATGTGGTCGTAAATCCGCAAAAGGTAGTAGTAAAAGAAAATATCCCAAATGTGTTCCCAGATCAAAAGCCCGCAGTATGACAGAATCACAAAGACGTAGTGCAGTTAGAAGAAAAAGAGCTGCAGGTAATCCCGGAGGAAAACCTACTAATGTAAGAACTTTTGCTAAAAAAGCTAAAGGCGGACAAATTAAAAAGAAAATCGCTAGAGGATGCGGTGCAGTAATGTCTAATAGGAGAAAAGTTACTAAGTATTATTAGAAAAGGAGAAAAAATGACAGACGATAATCTAAAAGGCAAGAATATTGCTATTGTTGCTATGGGTGAAAGTCAACTTGACTTTCATTTAAGTTTAATTCATTCTAAAGTTTACGACGAAGTTTGGGGGATAAACTGTATGGGGGCTATTACTAAATGCGATAGAGTATTTATGTTAGATCCAGTTAGTAGATTTATGGACACAGACGATGCAGGAACACAAACAGATATTATGCGAAGATGGCTTCCAGTAGCAGACTGCCCTATATATACTTGTGAGCTTGACGAAAGATGTCCTAGTGCTGTTGTTTATCCCTTAGAAGAGATTGTAAGGTATGCAGACTGTGCCTATTTAAATAATACTGTGCCTTATGCTTTTGCTTTTGCTTTGTATAATGAAGTAGACACTATAAATTTATTTGGTATAGATTTTAGTTATAAAGGTAATTTGCACTTTGCAGAGTCCGGTAAAGCTTGTTGTGAGTTTTGGCTATCTAAATGCATAGAAAGAGGTATAACAGTTAAAGTAGGTGCTAGATCAGGATTATTAGATACAGATGTGCCTATAGAATCAAGAGTTTATGGATACCATAGACTTGAAGACCCTGATATAATGGTTCTAGATGATGCTAAAACTTATCATCAAATGAAATTATCTAAATATAAAAAACTATTACATGAAGAACAATTAAAAAATATTACAGAAATAAGAACTGTAATTGATGCACCGCCCGAGGCAAAGAGGTATTAATGTTAGACGATAAAGTAGATTCGTTTTTAGGATCAATAGAGGTTCAAACAGAAACTAATAAAGGACACGACCCTGAATGGTGGGCAGAACAGGCAACTAACAGAATCTGTGGTATATCAGAAAATGCAGCTCCACATATTAGACAACAAGCCGAAGCATACAAACTAGCGATTTATAATACAATCCTGTATTATATTAAAAGTGCTATTAGCAGTGATCGTTGTACGATTTCGAATATACTAAATGCACAAGGACATGAAAATTTAGCTAAAATTTTAAAGGAGCTTTAATATGGCAATTTCATCAACATTAACAACTAGTTTTAAAAAAGAATTACTAGAGGCTGTGCATAACTTTAGTGCTTCTGGTGGAAATTCTTTTAAATTAGCTTTATACACATCAAGTGCTACACTTGGTGCAACCACAACAGCATTCACTACCACAGGACAATCAAGTGGAACTAATTATACTTCTGGCGGAGCAGCATTAACAAATATAGCTCCAACTAGTTCTGGTACTACTGGTTTTTGTGATTTTAGTGATTTAACTTTTGGCACAGCTACTGTTACAGCTAGAGGTTGTATGATTTATAACGACACTAATAGTGATAAATCAGTCGCTACCATAGATTTTGGTGGGGATAAAACATCAACAGCAGGAGACTTTACTATAGTTTTTCCAGCTGCAGCTGCATCAACTGCTATTATAAGAATAGCTTAGTTTTAGCCTAATATGGCTATTATAAACGGTTGGGGTCGAGGCACATGGGGCGAGGGTGCTTGGGGCGAAGCTTTACCTTTTACTTTAACAGCACCTAATGCAGCAACATCGGCATTAGGAACTGTTACTATTGATGCAGAAGCAAACTTCACTCTTACAGGATTAAGCGTAACAGCAGTCAATGGTGGTGTAGCGGTAGATGCACCGGGAGTAGTGGGAGTCAATGGTTTAGCAGGAGTTTCTGCTTTAGGAACTGTTATTACACCATCAACCAATGTTTTAACCATCTCAGGATTAGCTGGCACCTCAGCACTAGGTACTGCAACCACTGATGCAGAGGCTAATGCAAGTCTTTCAGGTTTTGCAGCTACAAGTGGTCTTGGTGCTCCAACTATTATAGCTAAAGCTAATCAAACTCCTACAGGACAGGGTGCTACATCAGCACTTGGTACTGCAAGCACCAAAACTGATAATAGGTTTGTTATCAATGTATTTGGTAATACTGTTGGATTGGTTGGAGACCCAACCTTTAATTGTAAAGCTAATGTTACAATTACAGGTGTATCAGCTACAGCAGAGGTTGGAAACGCTTTTAAATGGCAAGAAGTAGATGATTCACAAACTCCTAATTGGAAAGAAATAGCAGCTTAATGCTATATAATTGATTAAATATGATTTAACATATAAAAGAGGTTTAAATTATGGCAACTTACGTAAATAATCTAAGACTAAAAGAAATAGCAACAGGTGACGAAAGCGGAACTTGGGGTACTTCTACAAACACTAATTTAGAGCTGATAGGAGAAGCTTTAGGTGTTGGTACAGAAGCCATTACTACTAACGCAGATACACATACCACAACCGTAGCAGACGGTAGCTCTGATGCAGGTAGAGCTTTTTATTTAAAATACACAGGTACTTTAGATTCAGCTTGTACGATTACTATTGCACCTAATACTATGAAGCGAGTTCAAATTATTGAAAACGCAACAAGTGGATCTCAAAACATAATTATATCGCAAGGCTCTGGTGCTAATGTAACTATCGCTCCTGGAAAAGTAGCGGTAGTTCAATTAGATGGAGCAGGATCTGGGGCAGCAGTTTTAGATGCACTTACAGATCTAGCTGTCACAGACAGCTTATCAATCAACGGAACTACGTTAACTATTGGTGATGCAACAGCCGAAGACACTAAAATAGTTTTTGATGGTAATGCACAAGATTTTTATATAGGTCTTGATGATAGTGCTGATGATCTTGTAATAGGTCTTGGCTCAACAGTTGGTACAACACCAGCTATCTCAGTAGATGAAAACCAAAATGTGACTATGCCACAAATAGTGACAGCATCTACTTCAGCTAATATAACTCAAGTAGCTTTAACAGATGGTACAGTTTCATGGGATGCAAAAGCCGCTGCTAATGCTTTCTTATTATTAGAAGAAAACTCTACAATATCTGCACCAAGTAATGCAGTAGAGGGAGCTATTATTAGTATTGAGGTAGCACAACATGCTACGAGCGGTCCATATACTTTAGCTTGGAATGCAATATTTGAATTTGTTGGGGATGTGACTCCAACACAGACCGCTACAGATGCTAAGACTGATATATACGCTTTTAGATACAATGGTTCAAAATGGCAAAACATTGGTATTAGTCAAAACTTAACACAAAGCTAAAATGGAAACCCTACAGAGAACTGCTAATCGAGGAAGTGTCTCGACTGGGTATGATATTGATTTTTCATGTAAGTTTGAAGCAGACAATCAAGAAGAACTTTTAAGAACACCTAGCTCTGCTGGTAATAGACAAACTTGGACTGTAAGTATGTGGTTTAAGTTTACAGAACTTGGCATAAATCAAATGTTATTTGGTTCCTCAGATACTTATATGTATTTAGGGAATGACGATAAAATGTATATAAACTATCGTGGTGCTGGTACAAACTTCTTTTTAGCCACCAATAGAGTATTTAGAGATACTGCCGCCTTTTATCATTTTGTAGTTGTATGTGATGCAACCAATGGAACTGCCGCAGATAGAGGTAGGTTTTATGTCAATGGTGTAAGAGAGACAGATTATCAATTAAATACTTATGAAAATATGGACAGTGGTGATAGCACACATTGGAATAATACTGTTGCACAATCAATAGGTGGGCAAAATGGTTCAACCACTTTTCAGTCTTGTGGCTACATGGCAGAAGTTCATTCAGTTGATGGCTCTGCATTAACCTCTGATAGTTTTGGCGAGTTTGATAGTGATACTGGTATTTGGATTCCTAAAGCATATTCAGGCTCTTATGGAACTAATGGCTTCTATTTAGATTTTGCAGATGCTTCAGACTTAGGTGATGATGAAAGTGGTAATGGCAATGACTTTGCAGAAACAAACCTCACAGCCGCAGATCAAGCGACTGATTCTCCGACCAATAATTTTGCAACTTTCAATGCACTTCAGCCTTTACAAGCAAGTGGATATATAAGTGAAGGTGCTACAAAATTTTATACTGGTTCTAATTGGCAAACAGCAGTTTCATCTATAGCAGTATCAAGTGGTAAATGGTATGCAGAATTTTATCCTAATTCAAGCACAACTATTGTAGGATTTGTTGATGTTGAAGATGCTTATATACCACAAAACCATACTGGTTATTATTTAGGCTATGCAGGTGGCAATCAAAATAGGTCTGTAGGTATGCAAGGTAGTAATGGTGTAATTATGAACGATAATAATTCAGCGACTGGTGCTGGATTTGTAGGTGGCAATATTGTTTCTCTTGCTTTAGATATGGACAATAGGAAAGCATATTGGGCGGTAAATGGCACTTATGTTAATTCAGGCGATCCTGCTAATGGAACTAATGGTGTTACTTGGGCGACATCTTCAACTCTTGGTGATCTTTGGACTGATGTTATAACTATGGGTGTAACTGGCTATACAAATATTATTTGGTTAGGTAACTTTGGTGGCTTTACCACTATGCCTATATCAAGTGGTAATGCGGATGGCAATGGATATGGCAATTTTGAATATGCACCACCATCAGGCTTCTATTCAATCTGCTCAAAAAATTTAGCGGAGTTTGGATAATGGCTTATACAAATATAGACGATCCATCAGCAAATTTTCAGACTAAGACATATTCAGGTAATAGCACTGATGATACAGCAATAACCAATGATGGTAATAGTAATCTACAGCCTGATTTTGTTTGGTTTAAAAGAAGAAATAGTGCTACCAATCACATACTGCAAGATTCTAATAGAGGTGTTACAAAAAACTTAGAAAGTGATAACACTGCTGCTGAATATACTGCAACAAGCAGAATAAAATCTTTTGATACAGATGGTGTTACTTTAGGCACTAGTGTAGGTGTAAATGGTAGTGGCTATACATATGTAGCATGGCAATGGAAAGCCAATGGTGGAACAACCTCAAGCAATACAGATGGAAATATTACTTCTACTGTCCAAGCTAACACAGATGCAGGATTTAGTATTATTACTTATACAGGTAATGGTAGTAATAACCAAACAATAGGACATGGATTAGGTGTTAAACCTACTTGGTGGATTGTAAAAAGACGAGAGGCAGTTGCTAGTTGGAACGTAGGCTCTAGTTTGGGTCCTTGGGGTGGTACTAGCAACTATATGCTTTTAAATGGAACTCAAGCTAATAGTGAAGTTAATAATATTTGGGGAGATTCTGCACCAAACTCAACCATTATTAGAGTTTCAGATGACGCATCCTTAAACGCAAGTAGTGGTACTTATGTTGCTTATGTATTTGCAAACAAACAGGGTTTTCAAAAATGTGGCTTTTACACAGGCAACGGAGATGCAAATGGTACATTCGTTTATACAGGTTTCAAACCTGCTTTTGTTATGATAAAGAGAAATGATGCGTCTAATAATTGGTTAATTTATGACCATAAAAGGTCAGGTTATAATCCTAAACAAGACAAACTTTATCCCGATAGTTCTTCGGCAGAAGATGCTTCAACAACTTCGGTAGATTTATTGTCTAATGGATTTAAGTTAAGAGCTTCAAGTGCATCACAAAACGCAAGTGGCGGAACATATTTTTATGCTGCATTTGCAGAAAATCCATTCGTAACATCAACAGGTATACCAACTACAGCTAGGTAAAATAATTAATTTGAGGTAATATAAAATTATGTGGGCATTAGTAGAAGATAGTAAAATAAGTAAGGTTTATAATAAACCTACACAATTAACCATAGGGGATATTAAATACCCTAGCAATATTCATAGTCTTTGGTCAGAAGCAGAGCTAAAAGCCATAGGTATTTATGAAGTTATAATAGATAATACAAATTATAAAGACCCTAAATATTACATCAATACAAATCAAGAGTTTGCATTTGGTAGTAATAAAGTAACAGCATCTTATGGTACTGCAACAGCAAGAGATTTAGACACTTTGAAAACAGATCATTGTCAAACAATAGATAATGAAGCTTATGGTTTATTACAACCTAATGATTGGATGGTAGTTAGAAATGCAGAAAGTTCTAAAGCCATACCTTCAGATTGGCTAGATTATAGAGTAGCAGTAAGAACAGCGGCAACTGACATGAAAACAAAAATAAATGCAGTTGCAAATGTAGATGCTTTAGCTGATCTTTATAAATATAATGATGCTACACCACCAGTAAGACCACTTGGTGAGTTTCCAACAGAACCAACTTCATAGGAGTAAAATATGTTAGATTTAACTTTAAAATTAATACAATTAGCACCTTGGGTAATATCAGGTGCATCACTTATTTGTGCTTTAACACCCACACCAAAAGACGACCAAATGCTTGCAAAGGTGTATTGGCTTATTGACTGGTGTGCAATTAATGTAGGTAAAGCAAAAGATAAATAATGTCTGAAGTAAAGCAGGCATTAAATAAAATAGCTACACATGAAAAAGAGTGTAGTTTACGTTATCAAAACATAGAACAAAGGTTAGAGTCTGGAGCTAAACGTTTTGATAAATTAGAAAACATGATATGGGGTGTTTATCCTTTTATTGTTATAAGTGTAGTTTTAGCTAAGTTTTTATAATGGACGAGCATAGAAGTAGATTTTCTGGAGATATGGACCGTAATGAGGTTGAGATGGATCTCAATAAGTTTATGGCTATGATTGAAGAAATATCACAACTGAAAGATAAGATTAGGGATCTTGAAGATGAAACAACAAGAAACCCTCATCAAAAATGGATTCACTTAGCTCAAGCTGTTGACTCTTGGAGAATATTTCCAAGGGCTTTTTTAACTGTATATATTATTCTTTTATATACAACGGTTATGTGGTTTATGGGTTTAGAAGAACCTAATTTTGAACAATCAGGATTAATTTCTGTAGTCGTTGGAGCAGGAGCTGCATGGTTTGGTTTATATGCTGGAACAAGTGGAGCAAGCAAAAGTTTTAAAGGCGAAGATAAGTGAAAAACGACGACCAAAGAAAGCATGACAATATGCTTGCTTGGGCGGCAATAATGTTTTGTATTACATTAGTAGCAGGAATATCTATACAAGTAAATGCTCAATCTTCTCAACAATCTGGTACAGCTTGTGTAAACGGTACACAATATTGTGAAAACAGCAATGTTTACACTACAAATCAGACGACCACAAATAATACAAACAGCAACACTAACACTAACACAAACACAAACAACACCACCACGAACAATACTAATGTTTCAACGAACACAAATGTTTCTACGAATACAAATACTTCGTCAAATACAAATGTAAATACAAATCAAAACACAAATGTAAACACAAATGTAAACACCTCGACAAGCACTGCCACCTCGAATAATACAAACACAAACATCAATACATCTACTTCAACCAGTAATGTAAATTCAACAGTAAATCAAACTGTAAATAATACGAATGTAAATACATCAACTAGCACTTCTGACAATACGAACAGAAATATTAATGAATCTACTTCGCAATCAAACGTACAGACTAATAATGTAAATCAAAATAATAATAATACTAAGTCTGACAATACGAACCGAAACATTAATGAATCAAAATCAGTTCAGACAATCAATCAAAATGTAAAATCAGAAGCACCACCTGCATCAGCTATAGCTCCTTCTATAATGAGTTATAGTCAAGATTTATGTACAACTGGCTTAAGCGGTGCTTTTCAAGGGCAAGTATTTGGTCTATCTGGTGGTAAGTCTGTAAGGGACATGAATTGTGAAAGATTAAAACTAAGTAAATATCTTTATGATATGGGAATGAAAGTAGCCTCAGTTAGTTTATTGTGTCAAGACGAAAGAGTGTTTAAAGCTATGTGGAGTGCTGGAACACCTTGCCCCTATAACGGTAAGATAGGTGAAGAAGCTAGAAGTTTATGGGCTAAAAACCCTAACAAAAGACCAGATAAAAAAGATATTGAAGCAGAGTTTGTTGCAGAGTGCACAAAGGAAAATAACCCTAAAAGAGATAAGATAAATAAAGATGTTGTTGGAGCAGTTAAAGTTATTTATACAAGAAAAACAAAATCTAAAAAACAATGCAAAAAAGAATTATATGGGGGCTAGTTCTTCTATCCTGCAATCTTCCCAGTCAATACATATACGAAGCTAATCAAGATTTATTTCAGTTACAGAAAAATGCTAATAACTTTGAAGGTGAATTAGCTTACTCTGTGGGTGATGATCAATTATCTACTTCAATAGATCTAACTTTTAATTTTACATTTTACGGTCAAACTTTTGATAAAGCTCGCATGGCAACTAATGGTTGTTTACATTTTGGTTTAGGAACAGGTAACGTGAATTATAATAATTATTGTGGTGATTACACACCTGACCCGATAGGTTCTCAATATACCTATACTATGTTTCCTTTTTGGACTGATCTTATTAGAGATAGTAATTCTCGTATGAAGTCTTGGGGGGATAATACGAAGATGATATTCGGTTGGTATGACATGAGAGAATATAACCGTAACTCTGATAATAGTTTCGAAGTTATTCTTTATCCAAATAATTCATTTGAATATAGATACGATGAATTAGATATTATTAACCATGACGTAATTATTGGCGAAGTAGGGGCTAACTCTACTCAAGTTTATCAATATTTATTTCACGATGAATGTAACACAGGCACTACTAATACAAGCAGCTGTGTAAATACTAATTGGAACAATACATCTTTTAATACTTTACTTGAGGGTGGTGGTAGTTTATACGGAGTAGGTAGTGGTAATGGGCTTGATTGTTCAGACCCTTTAAATAATAGTAGCTGTGCAGGTTACGCAGATGCTTTTTTAACACAACAATGTAATATAAATCAGCTTTATAGTGAATCCTGCCCTAGCTATTGGTCTGCTTATGATGATCAACAGTGCGATGAAGACCCTCAATACGCACCTTTTTGTCCCGGATTTAGACAAGAGGAATCAGTAGCTTTCTTTGATGACAGAAATGTTGACTTCGGTTTTGTAGATGAACAAGAACAGTTTGCTACAGGTATATTTATAGATGATGGTCATCACCACCACGAAGAAGAACCTTTTGTAGTTATAGATGTTTTTGAAGAAGAAATGTTTCCTCCTTTTGAAGAATTTGGTCATGATGACTTTGAGGATTTTTTTGGTGAGCCTGAGGAGGACGAATTTATTATTTTCTTTGAACCAGAGCCTTTACCATTTGTAGATAATTTTCATCATAGACATGAAGATCCTTTACACCAAGAGGATATATTATTAGAACAATTTGTTTTACAAGAAACTTTATTTGTAGAGGATTTTAGCGAACCTGAAAATTTTTTAGCTATTAATACTATAGAAGAACTTGATGATTGGTTTGAAGAAGAAACTAGAGAAATAAGAGAGGAAATTAGAGAAGAAAGAATTGTTGAAAGAGACGAACCCGAAGAAGAATTTATAGAAGAAATATTTGAAGAAGAAGCTGTAGAAGAAGTTTTTGAAGAACTTGAAGAAGTATTTGAAGAATTAGAAGAAGAAAGATTAGCGGAGGTTGAGGAAGAAAATAATGATGAAGTTTTAGAAGAATTAGAAATTATTGAAAACGACGAACCTACTAGTAAAAGTAAAAATAGAAGTATTGCTTTAAAAGTTATAAAAAACGCTTTAAATACTGCCTCTAACAGTGTTAATTACGGTTCTACCTCTAGCCAAACAAACTCATCAGGAGTAATTAATTCAGTTACTAATACAGGTAATACTAGTTCAAGTTCTGCTGGGGGTATTAGCACCTCTAGTTCACCTAGTATTTCAGACCAGTACGCTAGTGCTACAGCACAAAATAATCAAGTTTTATCTATGAGTTCTGGTGTTGGTGGAGTTAGTGTAAGTATAACCCCTATCGCATCTGTGGATGGAGGATCAGAGGTCGTTATGGCAGACGTTCAAGTACAAAATGTGCAAGGTCAAATTGATACAGCAGTTGGTGGTGTCATGACACAATCTGAGGCTGATCAAATAGCTGATAAAATTATCGCACAAAATATAGAACAACAACAAGAAGAAATGCAAGAAGAACAACAAGCTACAGGAGAATATGGAGATGAATCAAGTTTAGTAGCCTTGATAGGTTATGTACCACAATTTAATACATACACACAATTAAATTTACCTGATCAACAGTCTTGGTATAGTTCTGAAGATATTTATAGTAATATAGTTTTAGATGATAATATAAATGCTTTTTATAATTATGCGAGTACAAATATAAATAATTTACAAAACATGATTGATGATCAGCCTAATATATGGAGATAAAATGGATTGGTTACAGAGTAAAACAACACAATTAATAGCTCTAGTAGGGATAGTTTCTACTTTAGCGGGATTCGGATGGACTGGTGCACAGTATGTTAATAGAATTGACAACCTAGAAGCTAAAATAGGTGGAATAGGAGACACTAAAGACGCACAAAAAATTATTGAAGAACGTTTTGCAAGCATAGAAACGTCAGTAGATTTTCTTGAAAAAGAATTAGATAATATATCTATCCCCGACGTTACGGAAATAAAAACTGACATAGCCACAATAAAAGCCAGTTTAAAAAGTTTAGAAGAAAAAATAGAGGATATAGAAAATGAAAATAAAAACCCTCTTGCTGGTTAGTATATTTTGTATAGGTTGTTCAACACCATCTAAATTTATACCTATAGCAAAAGATTCTAGCTTAGAGTGGAACGATAAGTTTGACTCTGATAAATGGCGAGAAAAATATAAAAAATGTGAGGCATTTTTATACCACGATCACGATGCTTGGAATTGGTGTATGGGTAATGAGTAAAGTTTTATTAGGTATAGTTTTAGTTTTGCTTGCAGTTTCTTATTATTTGTATAGCCAAAACCAAATACTTCAAACTAATAACGCAGTTTTAGAAGGTGCTGTATCTACACAAGAAGAAACCATCAAAAGCTTGCAGGCAGATTTTGAATTACAAACCCAACAACTTCAAGATCTAAGTATCAAAAGTCAAATAGCTCAAAGAGAATTAAATAGATATACACAATTTATACAAAATTATGAATTAGCTTCTAAAATATTAGCTAACCCTATAGAAATGGAAAGGAAGATAAATAATGGCACAAAACATATTATGGAAGACATCGAGAAAATCAGCATTACTGTTGATAGTCTTGATGATGGCTTACAGTTGCAGTCTACTACCAACTAAACAAATACAGGTTAGTGCAAAGCCTATTGAAAGGCAGATAGTGCAACCTATTATGCCAAGAGAAATAAATCTTCAAGAATTACAATGGATTGCAGTAACACCAGAAAATTGGGAAGAACAACTTGCAAAAATAGAAAAGCAAGAGGGTGAATTAGTGTTCTTAGCTATGACAATACCGGATTATGAGATTATGGCATACAATATGCAAGAGATAAAAAGATATATTACAGAATTAAAAGATGTTGTTGTATATTATAGAAAAGTAACAACTAAAGATAATGAGTAGTAAACCAGAACCATATGTGTATAAAGCAACTATCGAAAGAGTGGTTGATGGGGATACTATTGATGTTACCCTTGACTTAGGATTTGATGTCCGCTTGTATAAACAACGCTGCAGGTTGGCAGGCATAGACACACCTGAGTCAAGGACTCGTGATTTAGCAGAGAAAAAATTAGGGCTTGCAGCAAAAGATAGACTAAAAGAATTATGTATTGGGTCTATAACTATTAAATCATTTGGCAAAGGCAAATATGGCAGAATACTTGCAATCCCTTATACAGAAAATGATGAGGATATTTGCGAAATGCTTATCAATGAAGGTCATGCAGTTAAATATGATGGCGGTAAAAAAACTAAAGTATGGGGGGACTATTAATATGCATATATCAAGTGAAGGTATTAATTTAATAAAAAAGTTTGAGGGTTGTGAGTTAGAGGCATACAAGGACGCAGTTGGAGTCTGGACTATAGGATATGGTCATACAAAAAACGTTAGAGAAGGTATGACTATTTCTAAAGAACAAGCTGACAATATGTTGCTTAATGAATTAGATGAGTATTGCGAACATGTTGAAAAAGCAGTCAAGATTGATTTAAAACAAAATGAGTTTGATGCTTTGGTATCATGGACGTATAATTTAGGTCCAACAAATTTAAATGAAAGCACTATGTTAAAAGTTCTGAATGATAAAGATTTTAATGAAGTGCCTCATCAAATTAAACGTTGGAATAAAGCAGGAGGTAAGGTTTTACAAGGTTTAGTAAGACGTAGGGAAGCAGAAGCTTTATTATTTGAAGGTAAAGATTGGACTGAGGTGTAAATGGCGTTACAAAAATTAATATTTAGACCGGGAATAAATAGAGAAGGCACTGACTATGATAATGAAGGTGGTTGGTTTGATGTTAATTTAGTTCGTTTTAGAAAAGGTAGACCAGAAAAATTTGGTGGTTGGTTAAAATTAACAGCTAATACTTTTTTAGGCACAGCAAGAGCTTTACATAATTGGGTTACTTTAAGTAGCACAAAATTATTAGGTATAGGAACTAATTTAAAATATTATATTTTAGAAGGTTCTTCTTACAACGATATAACACCTATAAGATCAACAACTGCAGCAGGTGATGTAACTTTTTCTGCAACTAATTCAGACGCTACAATAACAGTAACAGATACTGCACACGGAGCAGTAAAAAATGATTTCGTTACTTTTTCTGGTGCTTCTTCTTTAGGCGGTAATATAAATTCTGCTGTATTAAATCAAGAATATCAAATAGCAACTATTGTAAATGCAAACTCTTACACAATAGAAGCTAAAAATACTAGTGGAGTTACTGTTACTGCTAATTCTAGTGATACAGGTAATGGTGGGGGATCTGTTGTAGGGGCTTATCAGATTAATACTGGTTTAGATGTGTTCGTAGCCTCTAGTGGTTGGGGAGTAAATACTTGGGGTGATGGAGGATGGGGTTCTACTTCACCTATATCTGCATCTAATCAACTTAGACTTTGGACACATGATAATTTTGGTGAAGATTTAGTTATAAACCCTAGAGGTGGTGGAATTTTTTATTGGGATCAAACTAATGGTTTAAGTACTAGAGCGGTAGCTTTATCATCATTATCAGGAGCTAATTTAGCACCTACAAAAGCTTTACAAGTTTTAACTTCAGAAACTGATAGACATTTAATAGTTTTAGGTTCTGATCCCTTAAATGCTGATGAGGATGCTAGAACAGGGTCTATAGACCCTATGTTAATAACTTTTAGTGATCAAGAAAATCCTGCAGTATTTAAACCTTTAACTACTAATACAGCAGGAAGTTTAAGATTATCTTCTGGTTCTTTAATTGTTGGAGGTGTAAAAGCCCGTCAAGAAATATTAGTATGGACAGATACCTCATTATATTCTATGCAATTTATTGGACCTCCTTTTACTTTTGGAATTAATTTAATAAATGAAAATTCTGGTTTAATGGCTCCAAAAGCTGCTATTACTACACCGAAAGCTGTTTTATGGATGGGGTATGAAAACTTTTATGCTTATACAGGAGCTGTTAATAAAGTAAGGTGCACAGTGCAAAATTATGTATTTAGTGATATTAACAGAGGTCAGGCTTATAAAATATTTGCTTTTACTATAAACAATAAAAATGAAGTCGGATGGTTTTATCCTTCTGCTTCGTCTGATGAAATAGATAGATATGTAATATATAACTATGAAGAAGATACTTGGACATATGGACAACTTATTAGAACTTCATGGTTAGACGAGGGGGTAGAAAATTTCCCACAAGCTAGTGCTAATAATTATATTTATCAACATGAAACTGGTTTTGATGATGATGGTCAACCTATGACAGGTGTGTTTATAGAAAGTTCTGATATTGATATTGGTGAGGGCGATACGTTTTCGTTTATAAATAGGCTTATACCTGATGTTAAGTTTTTATCTAATTCTGGTGGAGGTCAATTAAATATGGTTACTAAAGTTAGAAACTTTCCTAATGAGGACTTAGCTACTGCTAATACTAGTGAAATTACTTCTACTACAACTCAAAAACATATAAGAGCTAGGGGTAGACAGTTTGTATTTAGAGTAGAATCAGATGATGATAACGCACCTGCTAATACAGGCACAGGTTGGAGATTAGGAGCTACAAGAGTAGATGTAAGGCAAGACGGTAGAAGGTAATGGCTAAATTATTACCGACTAATTTGCCTTTTGCAGTAGATGAAGTAAGTCCAGAATTATTTAATAAATTAATTAGAATACTTGAACTTAATTTAGGGCAAGTAGATATATTAAATACTTATCAAGTAAATACTGCGGATAGAGATAAACAAAATTTTAATACTGGCACTGTAATTTTTAATACTTCAGAAAATACTTTACAACTATGGGATGGGTTTGAGTTTGTAAACCTTTCTACACCTTTTACAGTTAAATGTATTGTAGGAACTGCTACTTCAGCTGTCGGCTCAGTGACTGTTACTATAAGTTAAAAAACTTTATCTTATTAATAATAATAGCTATGATATAAAGTATTCAGGAGTCAATAAGACTACCTGCATCTATTTATAGATTACATAAGGATTTGTATGCAGGGAGTTTATGGCTAAAGCAAAACGTAAAGAAAAATCTATACGACGCACTACTAAAGGCAAAGGGGCTAATTACAGACCTACTAAAAGTGGAGCAGGAATGACTGCTAAAGGTGTAAAAGCTTATAGACGTAAAAATCCCGGATCTAAATTAAAAACTGCAGTAACTGGAAAAGTTAAAAAAGGCAGTAAAGCTGCAAAACGTAGGAAATCTTATTGTGCAAGAAGTGCAGGACAAATGAAAAAATTCCCAAAAGCGGCAAAAAATCCTAATTCAAGATTAAGACAGGCTAGAAGAAGATGGAAATGTTAGAAAAACAAGGAATAGGTTCTTTATCTAATATGGTAGAAAAAGATTTTGAGTCTGCACCTGAGTATGGAATAGGTGGTGAACTTAGAAAAGCATTTAAAAAATTAGGTCCTGCAATCGGGGCTATCATAGGCGGTGTTATAGGTGGAGCTCCCGGTGCTGCAATCGGTGCTGGTATTGGAACGAAAACTTCTGCTAGTGATAATTATGCACAAAATATGTTACTTGCTGCTGGTCTAGCCGGTGGCTTTGGTGCACAGGGTCAAGGGTTTAGGGCTACTTTTTCAAATCCCGGACAAGCATTTAGTTCAGCTTTTGCTAATGTTGGTGATTCGACTTTAGGTAGTTTATTAGGTATAGGTAATCAAGGGTTCGATTTTTCTAATGCAACTTTTGATAAAAAGACAAGGAAATTTGTTGATCCTAAAGGTAATTCTTTAAGTCCTCCTAAATTTTATGAAGGTAGAAGAGAGATGGTTGCAAGTAAAACTGCTGACCTAGCAGGAGATAAAACTGTATTAGATAGAATTAAAGGAGGTATAGGTAGTTTAGAAGAATTTGCTAAAGAAAATCCTCTCACAACTCAACTTGGAACACAATTAATATTTCCTAAATTAGTCGAAGCTATTTATGGTAAAGACCCATATGGAACTCAAGGTAGGTTTAGTTTTGCTGATCAAGGTCTTAGACCGGGAGTAAACCCTTTACAAAATAACCCTTATATACAAGGTTCAGTAGTTAATACACCACAGTTTCCAAATTTAAAAAATTTCGTAGGAGCAAATAGAGCAATGTTCGGTGGGAAAATAGGTTATAAAGATGGAGGACCTAAACTTGATGCTATGATGGTTAGACCAGACGGAGAAATAAGAGGTCCCGGCACACCAACAAGCGATGATATTCCTGTATACTTAAGCGACCAAGAATATGTTTTACCGAAAGTTATGGTAGATTATTTAGGTGGCGGAGATTACGAACAAGGCATAGCTAACCTAGAACAAATAAGGACAAAATTAGTATAATGGCAGTAGAATCACAACAACAAATATTAGCCCCTAACAGAATCGTACAAGATATGATTGCAGGTGGCGGAGCAGGTATTCCCGGATTATTTCCTTTATTAAATCAACAATTAGTTAATCAGTTCTCACAACTAGGTTTACCAGATACTAATCCTTTTACATATACAGGACAACGTATAGCTGACTTTACACCGCAAGAAAGACGAGCTTTCGAATTAGGTGAACAAGCTATAGGTTCATATAGACCTTTTTTAGATAGAAGTGCGTCTTTAACAGAACAAGCTGCACAAGAATTAATGCGTAGCGGACAAACTGGTAGAGAACAAATTGCTTCTGGTTTAGCACAAGCAACAGATTTAGCAGGTAGAGGTGTATCAAGGTTAGAAGGTTCATTAGCTCCTGAATTAGATTTATATAGACAGGCAGAAGAAGCAGCTCGTATGGGAGCAGGTGACGTAGGTCGAGGGGTAAGTGAAGCACAGATGGGCTTTAGAGGTCTTGCAGGAAGTCAAGCTCCATTTATTTCTTCTGCATTAGGGGGACTAGGTCAAGCAGGTCTTGCAGGTCTTTTATCTACAAGAGGTTTTGATCCTAGATCAACAAGTGCTTTCTTTAATCCTTTTGAAGACGCTGTTGTACAACAAACATTACGTGATGTTGGCGAAGGTTTAGCTACATCAGATATAGCTAATAGAGCACAACAAGTTAGAAGTGGTGCTTTTGGTGGAGCTAGAGGTAGATTAGCTTCTGAAGAATTAGCTAGACGTGCAGGTCGTGGAGCAGCAGAAGCAGTAGGTGGGATAAGAGCACAAGGGTTTGGTTTAGCACAAAATGCTGCACAACAAGCATTTGAAGCACAACAAGCTAGACAAGCAAATCAAGCTAGATTATTATCACAATTAGCAGGACAAACTGGTGCATTAGGACAACAAACACTAGCCGGACAACAAGCTGGATTACAAGGTTTATTAGGTGCTACACAATTAGGTGGTGCTCAACAATCACAATTAGCACAACAACTAGGTAGATTAGGACAAGCTGCAGGAACTGCAGGTCGACAAGTAGGTCTAGGTATCGGTCAGCTAGGTTCACAACTTGGAACTTTAGGTTTAGGTGCAGGACGTTATACAGGTGCTTTAGGTTCAAGTTTAGGACAAGGATTAGGACAATTAGGTACACAACAACTTAATATAGGTAGACAGCTACCTGCTCTACAAAGAGGAGATGTTCAATTATTAGGTAATATAGGTGGTACACAAAGAGGTATGCAACAAACAGGTCTTGATTTAGATTATCAAAACTTTGTTGGTCAATATAATTTACCTATGCAAACTATTGCTAATGTAGCAGGAATATTTGGTGGGCTTGCACCATTAGCAGGTTCTACAACATCTGTAATACCAATAGGTAATCAGTTTGATATGAGTATGGGTGCAGGATTAGGTTCAATATAAAATGAATTTACAAGATTTAGAAAGAATGATAGCTCAAAGCGGAGGTTTATATCCGTTAGATATGTATAGACGTGGCACCACTCCCGGTGGTGGTATAACTACCCTTAAAGATGTTAATCTTCCCGGAGTTGATGCACCGCAAGCAGGTGGTGTATCTATGGTTAATAATATACCTAGAGCAAATTTACCTACAGCTAATATACCTACAGGCGGTTCAGCTAATAGATTAGATGATTTAATTTCTCAAGGTGGTGGTGGGCGAAGTCCTATTAGTAGCCTTTTAAGTAATTTTGATAAAGATGAAATTAATTTAGGTAATATAGACGATATAGCTAATTTATTAACTAATGAGTTATACCCACAAACTACTGGTCAAGACCGTGGTTTTGTAAAAGATACTGTATTAAGGTTAATAGCAGCAGGACAAAGTCCAGAGTTTCAAAGAGGCTTTTTAGCTCAAAGAGGAAAAGAAGCTAAAGCCGAAGCAGAACTAATGGCTACAAAACAAGATACTAGAAAAACTATTTATGGTAAATTATTAGATGATTTCTTAGAAGAAGGAGACTCTTTTACACCTAAATTAGAACCTGTATTTACTATAAATAGGTCAACCGGTGAAGAAACTGGTGGTGTAATAAGAAAAATTAGAGACGGTAAAGGTTTCGAAACTGATGAGGTATTTGCTTTAGCAACAAATGAAAAAGGTGAACCTTTAACTCAAGATCAAATGAGTGGAGATCAAATATTCTATCAAGGTAATGTATATAGACCATTAGACCCCCAAGCTGAATCATGGGATAAAGATAGGTTAAATTTACGTAGTGCTTTTGATTTAGATAGACAATCTGGAAGTCAAACAGCATTTGATAAAAGAGTAGATAAATACAGTGAAAGATTATTAGCATTAGACGCATTATATGGTTTAGCTAATTCTGGTTTAAGTTTATTAGGTGAAATAGTTCCTGCTGCAACAGATCAATTTGGTTTAGCTCAAGCTGTAAAAGGGCTTGTTGTATCTGGTAATCAACAAATAAATGAAATGTCTAATTTATTATTAGGCGATGAACAAGTATCTAGTTTAGCAAAAAATATAGGAATATCAGTAGATGAATTAAAAGCACAAAACGCTGCTTCAACTGAACGAATGAGAGAAGTCTTTGATGACCCTAATAAATTAAATGGCATAGTAGGAGCAGATGGAAATAAATTTAATTGGGATAGGTTTGGTAGACTATCTGATGATAAAGCTAAAGATTCACAATATAAATCTATTTTATTACAAATGGCGTATCAGGCAGCGATGATTAATGGTCAAGAAGGTAGATCACTTTCTGATAAAGATATTGTAAATATGTTAAATATTGTTGGTGGTGAAGTTTCTGATGTAAACGGTGCTATAAGGTTAATGTCAAGTTTTGTATTAAGCACTACTGCTAATTTAGAAAAAAGAGGTAAACGTTTAAGAGAAACTTATGTAGAAGGCGTAGACAAAAAACCATATTCTAAAGAAGCAGTTGAAATAGGTTTTAAAGATCCTTTTAAAATGTTAGTAGAAGATAAACCTAATACTACAAGATCTGTTATGAATATTATAAATTTAACTCATCCAGATTTATTAGAAACACAATTATTAGATTCTGGTTTTGATTATAAATCATTTATAAACCCTAATACTGCCGATTCAGGCACAGCGACAAAACCCCCTCCGACACAGGAAGAAATAGAAGAAGTTTTTACTAATTTAATTATGAGAAAGCCATAGATGATTGACCCTATAACAGAATCATCTGATAATATTTTAAATTTTAAATCAGGTGATGATACAGCTAGTTTATTATCTAGTGAAGATATTGATTTTATAAATAATTATCAAAAGTTAGACGCTGAAACTAGACAAAAGTTTTTAGAAAGAGACGATGAAGTCGGTGAAAAACTTCGTAATATTTTACAAGATATTCAAAAAAGAACACAATTAAAACAAGTTTTAGAACCTAAAGAACAATTACCTCCAGAAGACCTTGGTCAAGGTTTTCAAGCAGGTGCTGCTAAAACATTACAAGGTATGGGTGAACTTCTTGGTAGCGGTTCTCAAAAATTAAGAGACATTACTCCTGAGTTTTTAAAACCTTTTAATCTACCAGCTTATACCATTGATACTTTATCTAAAGCATATTCTGGGGTAGGTAATTTATTAGATCCAACAGGCGAAAGGAAACGATATCAAGATTTAGGTATAGACCCCTTTGATGGTTTTAACATAGGTGAAAGAGCTTATTTAGGTGTTGGTGCTACAAGAAATTACACAGTAGACGATGTTAAAACTACCTTAAATACAACTAGAGGACAAGAACCTTACTTTGTTGGGCATTTAATAGCAGGAGATAAAAATAGCCCTATCGTTTTTCAAATGAATGAAAATGATCAACCTAGAGCTGTTAATAGTCCTGGATTTACAGTAGAGGATTTAACAGAGTTCGGTGTTCAAGATGCAGCTCCTTTAATTCCAGAAATAGCAGCATCGATATTTTTAAAAAATAGATTTTTTGGTAAAGGAGAACTTTTAGAAAGTAGAGGAAAAAAAGCAGCTGCTTTTACAAGCACACAAGTTGCACCAGCTACTTTAATTAATGGTTTATATGAGTATATAAG